TCAGCCGGAGTATCGCCAACCAAAGTATGAGGTTCAGGGTCAGGGCACCAAACAGCGAAGTTGGCGTACTGGACAACTTCATCGTGCAGAATATGATGATTATCACCAACAGTATGAATTTCTCGTAGCTCCGCAACTCCATCGCCATCTTTATCAAGACGGATGAAGTAACACCCGTATCGAATGTCCCAAGCATCTGTCAGGTCTCCTTCATCGAGCCCCGAATTCCTAAAGATGCGGTCCGTAGAGAAGTTACGCGGCGTCGCGTGCAGATAAGGCTGCAAATCGTTCAAATCGTAGCCCTGCTTGACCAGTTCCGACACGTTTACGATCTGGTCGTGGCCAATCAATGGCGCACATTCGACGTCCTTAGCCTTTCGGGATATCCGGAACTCATCCAAAGGCACCGTGAGAATTTTTGTAAGCGGCTTCGATTTCGTGAACCGCAGGCGGAGGCTTTCCAACGTGTCCGGAACGGTCTGAGATACTTCTTGATCCACCACTTGGGCTGTCGGATTCTCCCCTATCAGGTATTGGAACCCTTCTTGGGTCACGTTGTGGTATTCTTGCTCCGTCACTTCCTCTTCGTTGTCCGTGTACCATCTCACAACGCCCGTCTTGCATCTCAGAGCATCCTTACAGAGGTCGTGAACGATCAGGAACCCCGGATTATCCTCCCACAGGATGTAATTCAAATAATCCGTACATTGCTTGGCCTGTTCTTCCTGCCCTTTGAAGTTCGGCGAGCAATTTACAACATTCTCGGTAGAAGTAAAAATACGCATAAGGCTAGGAAGAATAGCCATAACAGTATCACGAAAATCAGTGGAAACAGCGCTCGATTTACCTTCACCTTCCTGCTCCGGATACTCGCCGTAAAAGAATCTCAGATTGTCGTCGCGACCGGGGCCAAGGACACTTTCCTCGAAGGAGAAGGCGTCGTCGATCATCGCGCGCACTGTCGCCGCGTAAACTTGCTCGTCGTGCGGATCAGAGCCAAATTCGCCCATCTGTCCGCCGTACTCACCAATCACGCCGTTATTAAATATGCGCTCAACCGGCGCTCCGTTGACCGCTCCGGAATCCAAAAACTGGTCCAACGGCCTCGGGGTGACTACGTTCATCGTATGCTCCTCGGTCCATTAGCCATGCGCTTGAGGTTACGCCGCAGAGCGCCATCCCCAATGCCTATCACGTTCGACCCGCCGATCATTGGTCGTATCATGTTCAACGCGACTGCGCCTACGCGCATCGCATCGGAAGGGTGGGAAGCCCAATTGTGTAGCGGTTTGCCGTTAGCAGTCTTGTGGTAGTTGCGGAGAGCCATTACGCCTGCTTCACAACGTACTCTGTCAATCCACATGCTTCTGATGGCTGCTCGTGTGGCTGAGATTCCATCTTCGACTGTATGATTTGGACAGACGAACACGTTGGGCAACATGCCATCAAGTACTTCTTTCCTACTAACGCCGGTTCCCAATTCCCGAGCCTTGATGTCGTGCGGCAATATGTGCACGCCATATTGGTATGGCTTAGATTTAATTTGGCCAACGTAGTATTCCAAGCCTTTACCGGTTCCCTGGAAGTAATCGATGACATGCAGTTCCCTCCCGCATTGCTGCATAAACCAAATGACGGTCTCATCATCGATACCCAAATCCCACGCCGTGAATACTAGCGCGTTTGGGTCATAGGGAACACCAGTCAATTGACCGGCAAGGGTAATGTCGTTGAGTACTTCGCCGTAGTAAGACCCCTCAATGGGTGCATCAAACGAGCACATCATTTCACGGGCGAACTCGTCCGCCGTCATGTCCTTACGCATCTCAGCCACTTCTAACGGGTCGAGCGCGTCAGTTTGATCTACAGGTATCGAATAGATGCTCCACTGGTCTGTGTCTTTTTCCGCCCTCTTTTTGAGTTCGTGGAAATGATCGTCCCCAGCAGAAGTTCCCGATATGACGGCCCAACCTTGATAGTCGGCAAGGCAAGGGCGAACAACACTGCCCAACATACTAGGATTGAGCATAGGATACTCATCAGCGACGATTCCATCGAAGTATAATCCTCGCATTCGCTCGTAAGCGGCTGAACCCCCGTATAAGTTTATCATCGCTCCATTTGGAAGAACAATCTGTAAATCTCCTTCCACAACTTTGACGCGCGGAAGGACCCCGGTGTAATATTTGTAATATCCCCAAACCAAATCCTTAGCCTGCGCGAAGCTCGGTCCGATATACGCATAACGAGGTGGCGGGAATGCTCGCGTGTTTTCGAGTGCTCCGCGTATAACTTGATTACACAGCGCAACTGTCTTTCCTGCTCTTCGGTGAGCGACAACGAACTTCCACCTATGTTTGTCCGCGTGCAGTGGTTTGAAGTGCTCGCGCGGCACGTACGGAATAGTTATAACAGGTGCTTGGGCTTCTATGGCCGCGCTCTGTGTCATTTCTTTGTGGTTACCAACTTCACCGCCCACATCGCGGCGTCTTCAAAATGTGTCTGAGCCAAAGCTGCCAGCCTTGGGTCAAGATGCTTGTGTTCTTCGCAGAAGTCAATACAGTCGGCAGCCCAACGTTTAATTTTATCGACATTATTGTCCATCGACGGATTGAACGTTTCTCTTACTCGTTCTGCTCCAATACTCATTTAACACCCTTTACAGATTGATTTTGGAGGTGGTGGAACCGGCGGCAAATCATCAACGCGGCTTTCAGAAACGAAAGGGACTATGAACGCTACCAGTTGTGATCGCTCCCAGCAGGAATATTAGTGCTAGAAGTAGTACGATAACCCAAATGCCTTGCTTAACTCGCTCCGGAATAGTATAAACAAATTGTTCGATAACCCAAATAGCGAGGTAGACAATTCCGCATAGTACGATTAACCCTATGAGAAACCAAAGGACGCTAGTTGCTATCCCTATCATTGTGTTTCTCCACTAGCTTGGTCAGGTAGGCCAAACACTCTTCCGCCCGTGCTTTCGCGGAAGTACGCTCTGAGCTACCTTCCATATAGTCAATGGCGTGTATCAATTGTTGAGCCAATGTGTAAGCCTCACGCAGCGGATTCGTCTTCATTTCTGGGATCATGGTCAATTATTTTTCCTTGATCCGTATTGGCCTCTGAGCCAAATGAGGTTCCGTCCGCCCACTGGACGATAATCGTTCCGCCAGCGGAGTTCTTAACGGTAACACCTGGACCACTTCCAGATCCCCACCCGCGATGCTTCCCGATGTTAGTAAGTACGAATCGAGACATGGTGTCGCGTCGACTTGGGTCCAATTCGTCCGTAAGCGCATCGTAGACGTTGCTTTCCGCTATGTCAACTAGCCTATCGGCTGCTTCTTGCATTTCAGCGGATAGGTAAGGTGACTTCTTGACGAAATTACGGAGACGCAGGGAAGTTACCTTGAGCAATTTGCTCGCTTCGGTGAGATTTCCGCTCGCCATCCAAATAGAGGTGCGAACCTCCTCGACGTCCAGAGGAAGTTCGCTGGGCCGCTCGTTGTACGGCATCGTCGGCAATGCAACGAGGTCATTGGGTACTTCACTCAATTGGTAACCCAAATATTACGAAGTGTGGGCCGGTTTCGGGTGAGCGGGCTGTGCTGTTCCCGGTTTTCCCATTTGCCACTCTTCCCGATTCGGGACGTTATAATCCGATTTGTACCCGTCCTTGTTGCGGGCTTCCATACCCGGATCGCGGGGATCGGGCATCGGATTCATAAAGGGTGTGATCGGTGCACCAGAAGGTGTGACCAAAGTATCCAGCTCCTGGGGGAAGTACCCTACGACTGGAGCCAAATGTGCCCAATCGCCAGCGGCAGGAAGTTCCTCCATAGCGACGCCAGTAGGCGAACCCAAATCATCCAAAGCAATCCAACCCTTCTCCCCATGACCAACTTCGCCATTGAGATCTTGGCCTTCGAGCTTGTGGATCACTTCTTGACGCTTCTTTTCCTGCGCGATTTGGCCTTCGAGCTCCTTGACGCGAGCTTCAGATGCGTGCACCTCAGCCAAACGGGCACCATCCTTGGAATGGGTTGATTTGTGTGCGGGCTTCGGATTCGGGGCAGTTGAAGGCGGAGGTGCGGTTGCAGGCTTGACTGGATCTGCCATAATGGGGTGTCTCCCTGTGTATAAGGAATTGGCATCATAGCACGGGCGTGGCTACAGCGCAAGTATAGACAGAGATATTCGGCGGGTGCCGGAACAGCTAACGACGAGGATGAGTCTTTAAATAATAGTTCTCGGACTCAAGATCGACATTCTTGTGGTATACCTCCCAATATTTAGCTTTCCACTCTTTGTTTTCAGCCTCCAATTCCTGTATACGCTGATGCAACTTAATTAAACGGCGTTTTTTGTATTCAGCCTGTCTGCTCGACATGGTGCCTCCAATAGTAGTATATGTATACACTACAGCGGGCGTAATGAGTATACTACGGCCGGACGTACTCTGTAGTATATCACGGAGCACGCTGCGCGTCAAGTATAGTTTATGGAGTTCACCTATACGCGCGCTGCGAAACGTATTGGTTCGAGCGCGGGTCCCGCTTACAACCTTCGGTTGTAAGCGGGTTTGGGGGGAGTTGCAAAGCTCAGGTTGTACAACTTGATTGTTACAATTGGGTAGTACAACTGTGGTACTACAACCCTCTGTATTGCGACATCGTGTCACATTGGCACAACCGCGTCGTCGTGGTACAATGCTCGGGCGATGGGGACGAAGGGCGGCCGATCCGGCAGGCCCATCCCACGCAAGGAGCACGCCACCATGGCCAAGCGCCAAGCCGCTGCAGTCGCAGCACCCGAGTACGAAGCACCCACGCTCGTCGACGTCCTCGACGCCCTGCCGATCGACGCCGAAGTGGCGGACGACAACGCCAAGAAGAACAGCGTCGTCAAGACCGCGTACAAGAAGCGCTACGCGGAACGCGCAGCCGCTGCCGGTGGCGGCAAGGTCGCGCAGCGAAGCTGCTGGGACTGGCTCGCACAGGAACTCGCCAGCGAGTGCCTCGACGGTTCCAAGATCAGCATCGCGCGATTCTTGGCGGTGCTGGACGCGAACGGCGTCGACCACAGCCGCTGGCAGAACCGGTCGAAGGGCTGGGAAGGACGCCTGCGGATGACGGGGCGGCTGGCACTCCAGAAGGTGGTAGCGGCACAGGGATACCTCCGGACCGCCGAGGGAGCCGACCTCGCAGCGCCCGCCGATTGGATCGCGAAGCACACCCACTGAGGAGAAGGGGGCGCAAGCCCCCAACTTCCCACCACAAGGAGTCGAAAATGTTCAACCTTACCATGGACGAAATAGCGTTCTTTAGCGCCGTGCTTCTCATGGCGATCACAGCCTTCATAATCGGAGTTCTAGCATGAAGCTCATTGCTGCGGCGCTCGTCGCCGCTTCGCTGGGTGGCTGCGTAACCGCCGATTACTGCGCCGATTCACACCCCATCCAAATGCGGCAGAAGTACGCCGACTGGGAAGCCAACTACCGCACCTGTCGAATGATGGACGCTGCGATTCGGTACGGAACTCCAGTTCCACGCTTCGAAGTCCAAATAACGAACTAAGGAACAGCGGGCGAAAGCCCGCTTTTTCGTATCCGGACGAGCGAAACGTTTCACAACGCCAGCCAAATGGCGAAGCGAGGTGGGCAGCCGCCCACTTGTGAAGCGCTTCGTACGACAGGGGCCAAAAGAAGGGCTACGACAGGGCGTACGCCACTTTTTACTTGTACCTCACCTTCCTAGCTTGCAGCCGCGCCGCAGCCACTAAACGACGCCACACCACGGCCCAAAGCACAAAACCTCCCTTTCCACTCCGTCTCTCTCCCTGCGTACCATCCCCCCTCCCTGAAAAAAAGGAAGGAGGAGTACAAATAAAAAGTGGCGTACGCAGAACTCCCCTTCTCGGCGAAAGGTACTTGACAGACGCCCCGCGCTGTGGTATTCTTGGCCTGCGCCCGACGCGCAGCACACAACAAACGGAGCACGAACAATGACCGAGACACGCCAACGCCTTCTCATTTTGGCCATGCAGTTCTGGCAGGAAGTGGAAGCACCAAGCGACGACGACATCGAAACCCTCTTTTCCCTCTTGATAAACCACCGTTTGGCCGCACTCGAAGAATTCGTAACCAACACCGGCGCGGCGAGCGCCATTCGCAACGCAGAAAAGGACCTCTGAAATAAGGAAGTCTAACCGCACAGATACGCAAAAGCCCCGGTCGGATTCGTTCCGCCGGGGCTTTTGCTTAGGCTTTGGTCTTGTAACGCGAGCACCACTCTTCGGGCGCGACCGAATCGTCCAAACCGCTCGGCCACTTGAGAACGCCGCTGTTTGCCACCACCTTCTGCAGCGCGACGCGGCCCGTCATTCTAAAGCGCCCTTCCCATCCCTTGTTCTTATTGGTCCACCGCGAATGGTCCACGCCGTTGGCATCCAGAACATCCGTGAACGCGCCGATTTCGATCTTGCCCTTCTCATTGAGACAGAACGCGGCGAGTTGTTGCGCCAGCCAGTCCCAGTTCGATCGTTTGGCTGCCTTCTTGGACTCGCCGATGGCGACCGCGTTTGCGATGTACTTCTTTTTGAATTTGGCCTTGACAACCGAGTTCTTCTCGGGATTGGGTTCCTCCTCAGCTTCCTCCTCAGCTTCCTCCTCAGCTTCGGCCTCGTCCATCTCCTTCTGCAGTTCATCCTCGTCGTCGTCTTCATCGGTGGGGCGAATCAGCGGCTCACCCACCGCTTCCGCTATGGCGCGTTCCATTATCTCGATTCCCTCTGGTGTGGGTTCCAGCAACACCGCTGTTACACCTTCGGGCAGGTCGTAACCAGAATGTTCACGCGCCAGCTCGCGTTCCGCATCGATAACCGCACGTTCTTCCGCCGTCTGCTTGCGCTTTGTATTTTTATTACTTCCTGATTTCGCCATGTTGCATGCTCCTTGCCTGTAGCGCCATCGCTACCAACCAAATTGTACCACAGCGAGCTGGCGCTGTCAAGTATGCTTTCGTTATCAGGTCCGTAATTGGCCTTATGGCCGGAATATATGAAGATATACTTGACAGACGCCACGGCCCGTGTTAAAATACGTCACTACCCAACCACGGAGCAAGCAAATGCCAAGATATGAAGACCACGGCGACGACTACGACGATTACTGTCGCATTGAATTCGCTGACCCCGGCGGCAACTCTGCCTTACGCGCAGCAACCAAGAAGAACCCGCGTAACAAGCCGTGCCCAAATTGTGGGGCGAAAAATCGCCTTACTCCTGCGGACGTCCGTTTGGGTTACCAGTGTGACGAATGCGCAGACCGAGCGGAGCGCGGTTATGACTGAATTCAATCGAGCGCGTTACCACATGGACGTGATTTTGCGCAACGTCATCGAAGTCTGCGACAAAGAATGGAAGACCCGCCCCCGCTGCGTTTTGGCTTGCCGAGGCGCTAGCGACGAACACTGGGAGGTTTGGCACCCCGATCGCACGAGCGGCCCGGCTTACACTATAGACAAAAACGGCGAGGTGTTCTGTTGAGTCCCGGCGAGTGGAAGATGGTGGCACTGATAGCTTGCATGTGGGCCTTTGTAATTTGGATGACGCCATTTTGGCTAGTTAGGATTGTAATGATACTGTTTGCACTAATTTGGGCGTCACAAATTTGGCAAGTAGCAACAGGGGGATAAATGGAACCGTGCACCTGCGGAAGCGGGCTACCCGGACAATGGCAGCTATGTCGCTGGGAGATCCCGATGTTCATCACGTGCAAAGAGTGTCACGGGCGCAAAATGCGCGAGTACGAATACGAAAAAGCCCACAGCCGCGTCGAATACCCGACGTGCTGGGATAATAAACCAATCAAGGGAATAACAAGATGAACTATCAACGCAGATTCTGCAGCTGCGGTTCCGGTCTGTTGAGCTTTTGGCGTTACGACGCGCGTGGCATTGAATTATGCCGCACTTGCGACGCGTGCCACGACCAACGCATGGAGTCATACCGAACCGATGTAATAACCGATCCGAATTATTGGCACGATGAACCGATCGAGGAGGAATGATGGAGAGGAAGAGACCCGTGTGCGGGAAATGCGGCAAGGCATTGAAAGGTTGGGTTCCCTCCAGGACAGAAGTGATCTGCTTCTTCTGCAACAACCCACCTTACGAGGACGAAGAACAGGGGCTAAAGCATGTCGACAAAACAACCTGAATACCACGAACCCGTCCTAAAGTTTGACCAGTATTCAGTCAAATGGGAAGAAAACGGCTGGGTTATGTACCAGCTATTCAAGGGCGTCTCTTGGCTCGCCGCCGAGATCACCGCAGGAACCAATCATTTTGACTTTTGTCAGTCGGTCGAACACACCGGTTGGTGCGGAACCTGTCCCGAATGGACCGGGTGGAAGCCAATCGTAACGATACCGATGGGCGAGAAGATAGACATTGAGCATTTGGATTTCATTTTGGAATCCATGTAAAGGGAGACTACAATGACACTATATGCAGTAATAGTTGAGCACTGTGAAGAAGGTGAGATGTTCGTGAACGGACCGTTCAAGGACCGCGAAGCAGCCTACGCTTGGGCATGGAACAGCGCGAAATCAGCAGCGGAGGCGACCGCCGACGATGAAGGTCAAGGTGAAAAAGCTGGTGGCGATGAAAATGAGTCTGTTTGGGTTTGCTCAGCCATCGACGAATCTGAGTATTCGATGGAATTCACCATAAAAGAATTGATAACTGCCAATTAGGCGCGTTCTGCTCCGTGCGCGCTTAATGTCCCCCGGCGAGGCGAGCTAGTCAAGCGTACAGCCTCGTCGGGGTTCACATTCAGGAGCCGAAAACATACTTGACAGGTACCGCGCGTCATGGTACACTACGCCACTACCCGATCAACGGAGCAAGCGATGCACATAATTCTCGACAAGCATTACACCGTCACGCAAGACGGTGATAACAACGTAATCGTCACGCGCCCAAGCATAATGGGCACCGTGAACACCCATACCATCACTTCGTGTTACGACGCGTTCGAAATAGCCAAATGGTTGTATAACCGCACGCGGCGTCGCGCGCCGATGGTGCAAGACGCATTCCCAATTATGAAGATCGAAGATCGCGAGTTCCTGATGACAGGAATCACCCCCGACATTTGGGCTGAGGTATTTAAACGCGAAGAGGAAGACGAAGAGGAGCAGGACTAATGGCAAACGCATTCATGACTGATTTGGAATCCTCGGTAAAGAAGGTCGCGTTCTTGATCCAGCGCGAAATGAAAAAGCCTGAAAACATCAGCAGGTTTACACTCCACATCGAAGCAGGTGGTCGAATTGATGGTGACATCAAGATCGAATACCGAATCTGCGCAGACTACGAATCAAGCGTGTGCGGCGATTCGATTGGCCCCGTCCTCACGGAGGTAATGCGCCGCAAGGGCTGGGACGACACCCACAGGCCGGTTATGATCTCCCACGTGACCGGCGAAGTAGTGGAGGATTGACATGAACAGTTGTATAAGCGATGACGAATGGCGGAAGGGTGTAGCTAGAATTGCGCATGAATTAGCGGTAATTTTATCTAACGACCCAAATTACCAAGAACATCGCGCAGAATTGCAAGGTGCACTTCAATGCATATCTGAATGTGCACTTTATCTAGAAGGTAAGCTTAGTAATTGAAGGAGGACGTGATGAACGACATGCTAATAAGTAAAGTGTTGGAATACGTGGGGGCGGAGGACCGAGAGGTCCTCCAACCCATGATTGAAGCCGCTGGTTTCAATGGTGAAGGCACGGCAGGAGAATTACTTAAAGTATACCACGCTAACAGCGAAATGACGACCGATCAAAGAATGGCAATCACTTCATTTATGTGTGCAGCCAACCAAATCCAGCTAAATAGATTCAGCCCCAAGTTAACATTCACGCAGCAATGTGAAATACTGGCGTTATATCATAAAGGGCATAAGCGCAACACGCTGGCTAAGATATACGGCGTAAACAGACGCACCGTTACCCACATGTATAACCCAAAATCGAAGCATTACAAGAAAATACGTGAGGAAGAGTTGCGATTGGGAGTCGACAATTTTCGTAAGCTCTATTTGACTGACCAAGTATTACGTACGGCGCAGTCATTCGTAGAGGAAAATAATCAAGAAAACAACAACCAATATGCCAACAAGAAGCAAGGCATTCACACCATGCGCAACGACATGTGCGATTATGACCATCGCGTTGTCATCCAGTGGAAAGAAAGAGACGAAGGAAATATTAAAGTGTCGGGCTGGTATTACAAGGATTTGGACAGCGAATGGCCTGACGATTGGTTCCACGGTGATGAGGAATCACTAAAATCTAGCAACGCTTGCTACACGTACGCGCTTACAGACATCAGCGATAAGTTGTGACATGCGGCAGTTTGTCACAGTGTACTGGAGGCCAATCTTGACAGGGGCGGTCGGCTGTGCTAAAGTGAACATGGGTGGCGACGCACAAGGAGACAACCAATGGCCGGACACGCAGAACCTAGCCGAATCAATGGTATTCCCACCAACGGTGATTTAGCGTACAAAGAAGGATGGTTTGCAGGAGATTGCCCATACATGGAAGAAGACAATGACTTCCAGCGGTGGAACGACGAATGGGACGCTGCCGCAGACGAACACGAGAACGAAAAGCCACCAAAGATTGGCTCGGTGGTGACAAACCGCTATCGCGCGGTATATTCAGAGTCAGGCCACCCGACGCATTGCGGCGACGAGCTGGCCCTCCTACTCAATTCGCTGTGTTCCAACAAGGCAGGCACCAACATCAGTCTGTTCGAGAGTATCTGCGCGGCGAACCACGTTGACTTATCCAAATACAACCGAACCACCAAGGGCTGGCAAGGACGCTTGCGAATGACAGGGCGCAACTTGCTGGCCAAACGCGTAGCAGCCAATGGAGGCAGGCTATACATGCCGGAAGGAATGCAACCCGATTCCTACCAGCTTGACACCGATTGGGTAAGCAACACCATCGTGAAATACAAACCAAAACGGAGCGAAGATGACAGCACGTACGGATAAGCTCGTTGATAAAATGTTGAAAATCTATAAGAATGAGGCAGTGCCGGTGGCTTGCACGGCGCTCGACACTGTTTTCCGCCCATTCATGCATTGGATTGACACGGCGCAACAAGAAAAAGCTAACCCGAGCCATGTTCGGGGTGCTATCCTTGGCATGATCAGCTCGATGATACTGGAAGCTGCGGTGCGAATGGGCGAACGCGATGAAGACGGCGAACGGATACCAATGGAGGTTTGGCTGGGGGAGTTCGTCCTAGACTTGCGCGACGAGCTAATTCAGGACTTGGATAATCTAACCAAGAAGACGGCAACTAACTAAGTTTCCAGGCGGCTGGCCGCGCGGCGGCACCTGCCGCCCGCCGCCAGTGCCGTACGCCTGCCACGGGCGGCCATACGCCAGCGCGTGGCGCTAGGTGGCACGCAGGGACCGACCTGCCAGCCACCGCACCCACGGGCGGCCCCCGCGCGGGCACACAGGAGAAATAGCATGACTCAGGATGAAAAGACCATGTTAAAAATATTTAGTATGATTGATGATCGTAATCAGAAGGCTATATTATTACAGTCATTTATTGCTAAAATGGGACCTTTAAGTGAAGAAGCAGCGATGCTTGTTAGGGAACAGTTGAAAAAGAGGACATGATGGGTTACACACTCACATTGAAACAACGCCGCAAGATCGTACAGATGTACGAAGAGGGGCACAAATGCGAATACATCGCTGCGTTATTTGGCGTGCGTCGCGAATATCCAAGCAAGCTAGCCATTCGCTGGGGTTCGCCCAAACGGAGACCTAATTATGTCAGAAAAAATGGACCAAATCCGCAAAGAAATGAAGGAATCAAAAGACAGCGAGTTCTGGAAGAAAGCGGAAGCAATCTTGCCCAAAGCATCCATCATGAAGAAGAACATGTTGGACAAGGGGTTGACCCGCGCGAAAGCCAAATGCCCGTTCTGTGAGGGCCATTGGCACGCGAGATTAGCGGGCAAGAAAAACCACTTCCACATGCGTTGCGACGGCGATTGCAAGTCGTTTATGATGGAATAGTTTGAAGATTTGAAAAAAATCTTGACAGCCTGCCCCGGCTGTGGTACACTGATCTTTGCACCACCCCCTGTGCGTCGAAAAGCTGAGGCGAGGACAAGGACCGGCCAGTCCCCTCGCCTCAGTAGTCTTTGGGGGATTACGGGGGAGACATGGAAGCAATCAAGGGCGGATTTGCCTTTAATGATCAACAAGAATTACTAATCAATCAACAAAGATCAATAACCGCTCAGATAAACAATAACTTCATCCAAGTCGGCGCTGTTTTCTTACAGATGTCGGGCAAGAATCCGTTTACCTCGGATTGGCACAAGCGTAAATTCCGCGACACGAACCTGCAAGATTGGATTGATAACCCCGACATGCGGGTTCTCAACCTCGGGTTCAACCTCCAGTTTGGCTGGCTCGACGTAGATATAGACGCCGAAGACCCACGCTACAACGATTGCATCCTCAAAGCCTTCAAGTTCCTAGGGATCGACACGCGATTCGCGTTCGGAAGGATGTCGCGCGGCGTAGCTTCTCACCTTATGGTGCAACTCAATGATTCTGACCTTACCAACTATGATTTATTACGTGAATTCGAACCCAAAGAATTCAAACTTGATGGACATCGATACAAGTGTGAATTACGATCAATGGGTCCGGCCCCAACAGACTCACCAAATGCAATTAAAGAGTCTCGACAAACCGTTATGCCGGGTTCGATTTATGTCCACAAAACCAACCATGGTGAACACGATGTATCGGTTTGGTACACTCCGCAAGGAAAAGCGGCTATCTCGGTGGGCGAAATCGCGGCTACAACTTCGCGCAAAACTAGCTTCTCAACTCTTATTACAGGAATTGCGTTCGGCACCTTCCTCTACGTTATACAGCCCCATTGGATTGAAGGAAGTAGGCAACAGCTCGCTATCAAGGTTTCCGGGTGGCTTGCTAGACTCGTACGGGAATCTCAAGGAATAAACGAGAACGACAGCATAGCCAAGGGCACCTTCTGCCCGATCGGGACTCCGGAAACAGCCGAGTCACTGCTTGAGTTTATGTGTGGAGAATTAAATGACAAAGAACCCCACATGCGTAAGCGCATCTTTCGTGACGCCATTAAGAAGCTCGAGAACAATCCCGACGCTAAAATCCCCGGTTGGCCCGCCATGGAAGCTGACGTCGGTACCGAAGCAATGCTCGCTCTGCGGACAGTCTTCATGCCGGGGGTGGACGTATCGCCGCTTACCAAGATGGCCGATCGTTACGTCTACGACGAGACTGATGACAAGTACATCGATCGAGACAGGTTCTATACCGTGTCTGGATTTGTACACGATGGGTCAGAACTTGACCGCCGTCACCGCAATGATCTTATGGAAGTCGCAGGGAAGATGCGCCCTGTTTTTAAAATGTTTGAATCTTCCCCACTAAGAAGGCGAGTAGGCGGTAGAGATCTTTACCCAGACTTCAACCCCGGCTCTATATTCAGGATATCCCGC